GTTGTTGCCAGCATTCTGCCACGTTGCCTTGTAAGTACTTGCATTCTCGTTCTTCTCAACCTTCCAATGGAGCATCTTGTTGGTGCGTGGCACTTTGAAGTCGCTCTTGTAGGCATCTCGCTCATCCTTCAGGGTTGCATCGTTGGTGTAGATGACACCCTCTGCCGTGTAGACTGGTAGACCTTGCGCCTCATCATCATCATTGTCTTTGTGGATGTAGAGATTTTTTTGCGCCAAGTCATCAAGGGTCATTTCGATGTTCTTCAACCCTTGCATATCGTAACCGATGGCACTTTTGCCGACAATCTCATCAAAGGTCACAATTTTGACTTTGTCGGTGTGGGTCACTGACCCGACAATCACACTCCCAGTGTGGGCAAGAATCTCGCTGATGTAGTCCAAAATCTTTAGTTCGGGAGCATTGCGCACATAACTCCAAGGATAACCGACCTCACCTTCTGCGACCTCATCTATTGCAACCGACATATAAAGTTGAGTGAAATTTCCCGCTGGCACTCCATCGGTAGCGACCTGAATGGCTGGCAGAACCTCGCCATCATCCATTTGAGTGTTATACCAAGTGTAATCAACCTCATAATAACCAGTGCTTGGGTTGTATGTTGGTGAAATCTGCACATCGGGCGAAGATGGGAAGATTATTCGGTAATCATCCCTATCTCTTGCGCCCCACACTTTCACACTCTTAACCCTGAGATTGCGCTTTGCAAGGTATGTGCCACCATAGTTGGCATTATCATAGCGAACAGCACCATTATAAGCCTCTTGACAAGGCAATGGGTTAACGGTGTTGTTCCAATTGATATAATATCTATCCGTGGTTATTTGGCGCAATTGTGAAGTGCAAGAGAACATTATCTGCTCACCCTTTGCGATGATGTTCAACGTTGTCGCTATGTGGTTCAACTTGTCTATGCGACTTTGTGCAAGTGGCGAAATGTCGAAAGTGATGCCGTAAATGCGCCCGATAACTGCGAGAATGTTGGTCGCTGAGTTGGTAGGCATCCACCAAGGGAATTTATCTGCCTCGTCTTGGCTGTCGCTGTCAAGTGTGTTGTACACGGTTGTATTCATCCCACTATTGTAGGGGTCACCAACTGACAACCCTTCGTGTACGTTGCGAGTGAGAGTTAGCCAGTCACCTTGCTGCTCCGTCCAATGGGTGGAAAGTGGCAACTCGTTCAACTTTAACCCCTCTCGCTTGATTTCATCAAATGCCCCGATTACACCCCAAAAGAGATTGAGGTTGTAGCCCTTCTCATCTACCGAAGTCAGCACAGCTTGCCCAGTGTCGAACAACGGCACACCGTCAACGTGCAACGATGCCTTGAGATATGTGTGCGTGGTCTTGCCCCCAGTGTCAGCCGTGGGCGCAAATGCAAGTGCGAAGATGTTGTCGTTGTTCATCGTGCGTGGTAGTGCGATGTTGTATGAGTGTGCCGTCATAACCTTGTCGGCATCTGCGAGGATGTTACTAGCGACCTTGATTTTGATTTCCTCGGTCGGCATATCCACGGTAATATCGTTGATATATAGCTGTTGTTTGCTCATAACATTGCACCCTTTAGAATTGTTGAACATCATAGTTCGGCAGAATCAGCGCAAGAGTAGCCGAAAATGTTGCCTTTCGTGGGTCGCATTCAATGGTTACATCACCCAAATTAACCCTTGTCCATGCACCATCAAGCAGAACCTCAACGCAAGCAGATGATGCCAACGTGCGCAACCACTTGTAATGTGTAGATGGTATGTTGTCATCTCCTAACGTTATGCTCTCGTTTGCGCTCAGGTTGTGCCACTCATCTTTGCCAAAGTCGTAGCCGTCAACAATCTCTTTAACGTTGTGGGGGCGCACCCAAGAACCCGAAGAACTTGCACCGTGTGACTGACCAGCGACAACAAATTTACGCACGTTGATGTTGCCATTTTGGTCTAACCACCTTACTTTCATAACGTTATCAACTCGGCAATCATAACGAAAGTGGTAGTTAATGTTGGCAAATTGTATATCATCCTTGCCATAGTACCAAGCAACTAAAAGAGGCATCACGAAGTCACCAGTCGGCTCACTCTCTACTACCTTGTTGATGTCGCACCAATTGCCCTCAAAGGCTGTCGGGTTGCCACTTGCATCGTAGTTAGTCACATCATCAACGTTGACCCACGTTTCGCCATTGGCATCGTAGTCGAAATATAGGTCGGTGACGAGCTGACCCTTTGGCGCATAGTTCCCAAATATATAGTAAATGCGCATCGCAACGGGTTCTCTGCCGTCCTCGGTGATGCTGGCATCAATGTACCCACGAAAGCCGTTGTCTTGTGTTTCTGCGCTCTCATCGCAATAGAGTGGGTTGTCAAGAATGTTGTGCTGCTCTATGTCGGCACGGATGAAAGGCACAAGCGACAACTCTGCTTGTCCCCATCGGTCAAGTGCTATCGTGATGCTATTGTCACCACACTCAACGGTTATTTTGTTCCCTGAGTGGGTTGCGTTGCCCTCAAAGGTTAGGACTGCATAAGAGTAGGCGAGTGCCACAAGTGGCGCACTTGCAACAACTCCACTCAGCAAGATTTGCGACTGCGAGTTCGGTGCGCTGAAGGGTTGCCCTTGTGGCACATCGTTCAACCTCGCTCGGTTCAATAGTGTTTCGCTCATTATTGTGTTCTCCTTATATCGTTATCGTTATACTTTTCCTTGCCCACTGGTTGATGGCAACGTTAAACTCCGTGCCTACCTTGTCAAGCACGATTGTTTGAAAGTCTTTCAATGCCTCGGCAATTAATGTGTCGTAGACATCCTGATAGCCGTGGCTGCGAAATAGCTGCGTACCTTTGCGAATAATGGTCATTGCTATTGCGCTCACGGCTCTCTCGGTGTCGCTGGCATCACCGAAGTTCAGCCCCTTGTCACTTGCCCATTGGCGAATGATTTCCCGAAAGGCATTGAACGAACAGCGCACACCAGTTGTGCCAGTCCAATATCGTGAGCCGTATTCAAGCGAGGCAAAGAACTTTCGCCCCCATAGTGCAACCTCGTTGTCGCTGACCTCAACCCGAAGGCTGTCACCAGTGCGACCACTTGCACGAAGACCCATCGCATTGATTCGGCTGCGTATGTCATCACGCAACTTTGCCATCCGTGCTTCAAGCAACGTGGTAACTCCGTTGTTTATGTTGCTGAAGTCTGCCATTTACACGCATTCGCCCTCTAACTCTTTTAGTGTCAACGTAACCCGAACCCCAGCCATGTTTGCATCCAAGAAATCAAGCACAACGTTGTAGTCAAGTAACCCCTCAATCGGCTCATAATAGTTGGTTGCATCCAAACGTTTGATGAATTGCTTTGCCAAGTCCAGCATCTCATCAACGATGTTGCCGACTTCTGCGCCCTCAAAGTCAAGCGCACAAGGTCGCAAGAATGCGACAATGCAAGTGCGTGAAGTCCTGACCAGTGGGGCGAATCGTGTGTCTATCTGCCCATTGGTGGGTAATGTTTCGATAATCAACCGTGTTTTCTTTCGGTTGCCGTACTTGTCTGCCTTGAGGTTGATTCTGCCCCAATCATCGTAGATGTAAGCACAACCCATTTCGGCTGCTATTTGCTCAATAACTTTGCTCATCGTTTCATTTTGCTCCTATTCTCTAATATTTTGCGATAACGTTTTTCAAACTCGCCTTGCTCATGGTCAATTTTCATGCACTGGTAGATTCTCGCCCAAGGAGTGGCAAAAACCTCTTCGTGGTCAACGATGCCCATGCGTTGCGCATACCAGTCCACAATGCCAAAAGCACCAAAGTTCAGCCGTTCAATGCCAGCCGCTTGTTCATCACTGGTCTTGTCGGTGTTCAGGGATTGGAACAACTTGCCGATTCGTTCCATTTCGCTCTGCACCATGTTAACGATGCCAAGCACATCATAGGCTCTACGGCTTGCGACTATGCGCTCATCCACACCAGTAAGCACCGACACCAGTTTGCAACAAGTCTTCAAATAGTCATTATCTTGTGCTGCTTGTTGCAGTTGTGTAAGAACCCCAAAGGTGACCATCTGCAAAGTGTCGGGTACATCTCGCTTGCAGAACTTCTTTGGTGGTGGAATCAGGACAAGGCTTTTAATCGTGTCGGCTGTCATGTACGGCATCAGCGCAACAAAATGGGCAAAGGGCAAGTATAGCCTCTCTCGCCTCATCTTGTCAATGCGCTCATGGTTGCGTTTAATTCGTGTTGTAATGCGTTGAATCTTTCGGTTAGTGTTCATATCGTTTAACTTGTTATCATTTGTCTATGCGCCTCTATTTAACAAATATGCCCAATGTGCGGTCTTGGTGTTGAGTAACTGCGTTGAGCCATCAGGAACGTTGTCACACCATAGCGCAAAGCATCAAGCGAGTGGTTGTATCGGTCTATCGGTTCGTTGATGTAGCTGCCATTGATGTCACGTTTCCACGAATAGTTTCGCAGTTCATCAATCGTTCCCAGTGACCTCTGCGTTACGTTCAACTTGTATGCTTGCACGGCTGTTATGCCTGACACGATAGAGCCTCGCCCTTTCGCCACTGGCACGGCACGGAATCCACCCAAGTTGTTAATCTCGGCAATTGATTTCTGCTCTGCACTATCGCACACAATTTGCGCCCCTCTTGCAACTCCAGCCTCTCGCAGTTCTTTCACGATGTCTTGGTTGAGCATCCCAGTGCGGTAAGCTATCTCATCAACCCACAGCTCGCCACCCGACAAACGCACTCGCAAGATTGCGGTTGGGTCATTGGTAAAGCCGAAGTCAATGCAAATGAACTCACGTTTGCACTCGGTGGGGTATGTCTGCGTTATTTGCCAGTTGGTGTAGACCAAACCCTCAACCGAACCAGTCTCGCCAAGTCCGTACACTCGCCACCAGTTGCTGTCGGTGCGGTTGCTCTCAATCTCGGCAATCTGCATCGGTGTGAGGAATGGGTTGTCTTTATACGTTGAGTGAATGAGTGTGCAATCATCCCTGCCCTCAAGATGTTCCTCAAACCAAAATCGGGAACGTGGATTCCAATCAAGGAAGATTGTGTCGCTTGTGCGGATTGCGAGCTGCCTGAAGATTTCATATTCAAGGTTGTTGCACTCGTTAATAAAGAGAATATCCCTTTGCGCTCCGTGGACTTTGGTGTAGGAATCAGCCGAAAAGAACTCTATCTTGCCACCATTGGGAAATCCGTAAACGTGACCAGTGCGGTTGTGGGTGTAGTGTTTGTCCTCTTTGGCTTGTGCGCCCTCAAGTATCTGCTCAAAGTCACGCATCGCACCTTTGCGCAAATGTGGCATTGATTCACTCACCACCGAAACAAGCACCCTCTGCGATGTGGCAATAGTGAGCATAAGCTGAAGGAGTGACCACGTTTTGGTTGAACGTGTGCCACCCTTGTTGGCGATGATGCGGTACTTGTGTTTGTTGTACGCATCGGCATTCTTGCGCAATATCTTACTCGCCTTTGCCATCCACGATTTCAAACTTGACACTCAACGGCTCATCGCCACTGGTGAGGTCGGTCTTGTTGACCATCGCAATTGCCTTGCGTTCCTCATCGGTGCATATCATCTTGTAAAGCGCAATGAGGTCTGCGCCCTTGCCCTTATATAGTTTGGCACGGATGCTTGTTTTCATCCGCACCTTATTGTCCTCAAGCAGCTTTTTAAGAGTGTTACTTTTGTCACTACCAGCAGGAAACCATTCATAGAAGGTCTTGCGAGTGATAGGCAACCACGCAACAATGTCATCAATGAAAAACAAGTTGTGTTCCCTGATTACATCTTGCGCTTGCTTGAAGATTTTGTTTCGGTCATATGCCATCGGTTAATCTCCTATGACCTGCTTGCGAGGTCTAAATAGTTTCTCAATTTTGAATGTCTTATCCTTACCAGCCTTGTTGTTTCGCAACGAGGCTTTTCGCCATTCAGCAACACAAACAAACTCATCCTTCGGCATATTGTACTCCGATATGAACAAGGGTTGTGTCTGCTCCAAGCACCACGAATAAAAAGCATCGTGGTCAAAACCATCTGCCGTGTATTCGTGAGTATCTGCATAAGGTGGGTCGCAATAAATGACCGCATCATCCTCAATCGGCACATCACGATAATCAAGCTGCAACCTCTGCAACCTCTGCAACCTCTGCAAACTCTGCAAACTCTGCAACCTCTGCAAACTCTGCAAACTCTGCAACCTCTGCAAACATTCTAAATTACCGCTCCGTGTCTTTTGGTCTGTGGTCAGCTCCCTATCCACCTCTGCCAACAATCTGCGGTAACGTGCCATTGCCTCGGTGCGTTGTTCTTTGGTTTCGGCAAAGTGGGCTTCGTGCAATGCCTTCTTGAACGGCTCAACATCTTTGCCGTACATATACGTTTGGCAATCGTTGCCAAATGACCACACGCAAGCCACATATGGGTCGGTATCTTTCAGCCTGAAGAAATCCTCACGGCTTATCCATCTGCGCTCGTTGGCATACTTTCCGTTAACCGCATCAACAAAGAGTTGTGGCATCATTGAGAGGTCATTGATGTGGTATTGTTGCCATTTCTCGCTCAACATCGCAACGTGGGTTATTGAGCAACCACCGCAGAAGAGGTCATAGAAATGCGTGGCACGAGGCAGCACCGACACAATCTTCCGTGCGATGCTGTTCTTGCTGCCCATATACGGCAAGCCAAAGCAATTAGTCTTGAGTGTTGTTCTCCTTGCCATAGTTCCTCAATGCGGTTAAAACGGCAACCTCTTTGCAGTTGTCAATCAAGGCACATCGTTGCTCAAGTTCCTCTGCCTCTTCATCGGTGAGCATCAGGGTGACTTTCGCAAAACCTTTTGTGTTGTCACGTTCGCCACTGGTCACACCTTCGGTTTCAAAGTCAAGGTTAACTCCCCACTCCTCTGCGACCACTCCGAACTCTTCCTCGGCAAATTGGATTTGCTCCTCATCCCAAGCCAAGTCAACACTCGCAGTCGCATTATCCGCCAGTGCCATCTCTCGCCCTTGCTTTGAATCAAGGTCAATGTCGGTGCGCTTCACGGCGATAATCTTCGTGCCGTCACTCTCAACAATCTGCACATCGTCAAGACCAATCTGCCCAGCAATCTCGGTGACACCATTGCCAGCGATGATGCGGTTGTTCTTGTCTATCAGGATAGAGCGACCAGCACCATTGTTGCGGATGCTCTTCTCGATAAGCGACATACCATACTCGGTGTGCTTATTGAAATTCTTGTTATCAAACACAAGGTCGCTAATCTTTGCCTCTTTGATTTCTGCCATAACTCTTTAATTTTTAATCTTTTCGCAAAGGTAGTCAAAAAAATCAAATATCCACAACTTTCTGCGGTTTTTTGTGAAATTTTTTATCTTTGTGGCTGATAAGAATTGTTTTTGATTTTATGTTTTGTTCCCATTGCTTGTGAAAGTAGTGGGTTTTTCATTTCAGCCGTTTTAAGCGCATCAAATTTCCCAAACGATAAACTATACCAAAAACAAATTTAAAGCCGTTAGAGCGCAAAAGAGTGTGTAAATTTGGCATTCTGCATAAAACAACGCACCCACACTTTCACAATGTAGGTGCATCCCTCAAATAATACACAGCATCTTGTCGCTTTCCCAGCGGTTAATAAAATGCTTGAAACTTAAAACATAAAAAACTGATATCTTAATTATAACTTTAGTCTGCCTTGCAGTCTTGCTCTCGGTGGTTCGCCCAAGTAGTGGAGCATCAGGTCGGCGAAATCATCAAGGCTGCGCACGATGCTGTACTTGTAGCCTTGCGCCTCTATGACCTTCTGCCAGTTCTTTTGGTTGTCGCTCTGCCTACCTACTGGTGTCTTGACCTCAACACACAAGCCGTGATAGTTGTGCCGTGCAACCAGTAGCAACAAATCTGCCACTCCTGAAGTCACACCCTCTGCTTTGAGTGACCTTGCCGTTTGTATGTTCCTATGCCCACCGTTAGGCACAGCAAACAAGCAACCACCCCGATAAGCTGGGTACGCATAATAAAACCATTTCACGATTGCGCATTGGATGCGATGTTCTTCTTGCCTCATTCTTTAGCCTTTTTCTTAAAATCGTGGCAAGTTATTGCCAAGTTTGTACTTATATTCTCTAATCCACGAAAACACGGATACTTTGCGCACATCGTGCAAGTGACACGTTTTCGGTTAATTGGTTTGCGCCTTGGCTTGGGGTCAGGGTAATTGCGCCAGTAGGGTCGTGCGTTCACTGGTTCAACGTAAATCATCATAGAGCGCACCCCCTTTCCATCATAATGGCATCCGTGTGTGTCTTGATGCCTCGGTAGTGCGATAGATACACCATTGCTCTCTTCCAACTGGGATGATGGTTGTGCAACCATTCTCTTACATCGGTGAGCATCTTCCGCTGTGATGTGTTTTCGCCCCACTGCATAGGTGGGTAAACCTTGCCAAGATAGCCTTGGTGTATCGTGATGTCAATGTGTGGTCTTATCATAGTCCAGCTCCTTTCTTTGGGTTTTCCAACAACCCTTGTTTTGTATAAAGTCGCATTTCGTTATTATTTTTCTCTCATAATCCACGCAAGCGCAATTAATCTCGCCTTTGCTTGTACCTACCCAAGGGCGGTAATATTTGCATAGTTCTTTGTTCATAGCGCACCCCCTTTCTTCCAGTCACCGCACCTCTGCGAGTATTTGCTTTTGGGTGCAAAGCCCCCTGCGATAATGTCGGGATTGCGTTTGCCTATCTGCCACCTCAAGCAGTTCTTGTGGCTTGGGCATCGGTCATTGTGACAAGCTGCTATTGCGGTGTAGTTTGTTGTGGTTCGTTTCATTCTTCGCCTCCTTTCTTTGGTGCTTGCGGTAACGGCATCCAGTGGGTGATGTCACCTAACCATTTCTCACAAGGTTGCCACTCATCGAATGTATATTCATAAAAACCTGTGTCGGTGTACTCACCATCTGTTATAAAAACAAGTTCTTTATTTTTCGGCATCTCATCCTCAACACTTATCCAGTGGGGGTGTTCATCTGCCCATCGTGCGCCGTCAATATAACCTGCGAAATATGCGCTTGAATCCACTACGGAATTGTTAAAGTTAGACGTGGATATTTCAAACAATCGCCTTTTGATTTCCTTTTCTCTTGTCATATCTTTGCGTTTAAAAGTGATTAAATTTTTTCATTAGTCTTATCAACCAAATCAGCACTGCGACAATGGCGATTGCCAATCCAACTGCAAGGCCTATTAAAAAGTTTGTCATATCTTTAAGTTTTAATTAGTTGGTAATCAGTTAAAAAGGCGGCCGCCGTAAACGTTTTTCTTAATACTTTGGTGAATAATAAATTAGCAACCGCCTTCGTTTGTTTAGTAACCATCCTCAAACTCATGGATGGAATCCTCAAGGGTTTTGAGTTGCAGTTCCTGCCACTGCCCCCTTGCCTCTCGCACTCCAACCTCTTCTTGAGTTGGCTCTTCTATCGGTGTGTGGATGCAATGGCTCACATAGGCGATGAAGAAAATCGCCACCATGCAAAGGCACACCCACATCATAGTGCGCCCGAATGCTCGGTCAATGTCTGCTTTGTGTCTTGATCTCATAATAATCTTGAATTTGCTTTCTTATGTGTTGGATTTTATTGCCGTAGTAACCGCCACCCACATGGCTCACCGCATAGGTGATGGTGGCATGGTTGCGCCTCATGAGGATGCCAGTTTGGGTGTGGGAGTAACCGCATAGTGTGACCAATGCCCACATGACCAGTTGCCTTGCAGTTGATATGTTTTCGCATCGGTGTCCTCCCATTATATCATCCACTGGAACACCAGTGAGGTTGCTGACCAATACCATGTACTCATTGCGCTTGGCAAACATCTCGGTTGTTATCTCAATTTTCGGTCTCATAAGCTATCAGTTGAAAATGTCCTCCATCTTTGGCAGTGCATCGCCACCCTCAAGCACTGGCATGATGTTATCTTCGTAGAATCTTGTTGTGGTCGCATCAAAGGCAAGCAGCTGCTCCCCATTGAGTGCGCCTTGGCGGTTCTTCACGCACATGAGCAAGGCAGTGCCTTTGGTGGGGTATTGTGACCAGTTCTGCGACATATCGGGGTATTGCAGACCCTCTCCATGCCTTTCGGGGCGGTAAACAAGGTAGATGCTATCACTCGCATCAGCTATGTCACCACTCTCCTTCAACTCCTCCAACTTGGGTGTGGGGTCATTGGGGGCATTGCGCCTCAACTGGCTCAATAGGATGATGCAGATGCCAAGTTGCTTGCTGAGTGCCTCAAGTTTGTGGGCAATGCCACCGATTTGTTGAAGTCTCTCCCTCTCCTTGCCTCGCAGTAGTTGGAGGTAGTCAATCACTACCACTTGCACCCCAAGTTGGGCATTCATCGCCTTGATGTTGTTGATGAGGGTGTCACCATCGGTTGACCTTCGTTTGTCAAAGTAGATGGGTGCTGAATCATCAACCGCCACGAATCTGCCCCACTCATCGTTGTCCAACTCTGCCCTCTTGATGCTCTCACCATTGATGCCAGTGAGCAGGGAAGTGAGCCTTGTTGTGAGTTGGAGGTTTGTCATTTCAAGGGAGAAGATGCCGATTGGTTCTCCCTGCTTTGCTGCGTTGAGGGCGATGCAGAGTGCGAGGCTTGTCTTGCCGTTTGAATTGCGCCCTGCGATTACCATCAACTCTCCTCTCTCAAGTCCACCTTTGCGGTCAAGGAGGGCGAATCCAGTGGGTACACCTTGAGGAATCAACCCATTTGCCTTGTCCTGCGTGTGCTTGAGCAGTTGGCGGTAGACATCGCTGAACCTCTCAACATTGGTGTCACTGGTCGCAGTCATATCCTTGACCACCTTGTCCATCTGCGAGAGTACTTGCTCATTGGTGGTGTCGGTGTCATAGAGCAGGGTGAAGTAGATGTCTTGCACCTTGTCTGCCATGCGCCTTCTTTGTCCAAGTGCGTGGAGTGTGCGCCCTAATGTTTCAGCATCGGCAAAGATGCTCTCCCTGCTCAAGTACCTCTTGATGTCCACCTCAACCCCCATCTCCTTGCCTATGGAGTAGATGTTGAGGGGTGATATCTCTTTGCCCTTGGAGTAGCATTGTGCGATAACCTTCCATGTATCTGCGAACTCCTCATTGGTGAAATCATCCTCAACCACGATGCCTTGCAGTTGGCGCATCGCCTCGGTCGCATAGATGTCAGTGAAGATTGCCACAAGCAAGGCTCTCTCCAGTTGCTCATCTTCAAGTGCCATTGATTTGTTTTCGGTGTCCTTTTTCATAGCTTTGTGTCGGTTGGGATAGAGAGCAGAAATGTTCCAAGTTTAACAAGTCTCAGCAGGAAACCTCTATCAATGGACAACTGAATTGTTGTTGTGCCAGTGTCTGCCTCTCGCATTGTCTCCATCCATTGAGCAGGGAAGATTGTGGAGAGGTATTTTTCAAACTGCATCTCTATGCCAATAGTGTTGAGTGTTTGCACCATACTGCGGAAGTCTTCCACTTGTTCCTTCGTTGGCTCTGCATTGAACCACAACTTTGCCAGTGTCTGCAAGTCGGTTTTAATTGGGGTGCTTTCCTCTCTGCCCCTCATTAGCCATGTTGAGAATCTCCCCTCATCGGTTGTTGTGTATAAGCCACCGAAAAACTCTTCTTCTATGTTAGTTTTTTTTCTCATGATGATTTTCTTTTTTGGTTCAATTGAAATCGTGTTAATGTGTTCCAACCCTTGAAGGTCTCAAATAGCAATCTGCCATCGGCAGTTGGTTGGGAGTAGTAGTTGGCGAACTCTGCCACCTCGCCCCGATTGAAACCTTGGTCAACGAGAGCTTTGCACTCAGCTATGAACTTGGCTTTGCGCTCCTCAAGAGATGCTCTCTGCACATTCATGGCTTGTGCCTTGGTGCGGATATGGGCAAGCATCCTCATCTTTGTCTCGCTTTCGGTGTTGTAGTGTTCACCAGTGAGTGACCACTCCACAACAACCGCCTTGGCAAGTCCCTTAAATTGTTCGGGGGTGATGCCCTCATTCATGCAATGCGCCTCAATTAGAGATTGAGAATTGAGTAGGTCTTGCAAAATTTCATCATTCGTGCGTGTGCGCATTATATTATCCTCCCCCTTATTCTTGTTAATATTATTCTTGTTAGGTGTCAATTTTTGATACACCCGTGTATCATTTTTTGATACACCCATTTGGGTAGGTGTATCATTTTTTGATACACCCCCAATTTGGTAGGTTGAGAATTTTGGCACACGAATTTTGATGTGGTTTTGGTCAATGACCTCTCGCTCTATCTCACCGCCTTGCTCAAGTTCACGAAGAGCCTTCTTGATGGTGTTCACTGAGAGATGCAACTTTTGGCTTAGAGTGTATTGGCTTATAAATGTCTCACCCCTGCGACACACCCCCCAATCAAACTTTTGGGTGCGTGTGTTGACACTCATGAGGATATAAAGGTACACCTTCACCACACTGGGGGATTTTTCCTCCATCCAGTGCATCATGTTTCGGTGAATCTTAATCCAACCAATATTATTTGCGCCCTGCTTTGCCATTATTCAAACGTTGTGCGATTTCGGGGTAGTAGGTATCAATGAGTTCTTTGATGCTCATGCAAGCCGAATCTCGCTTGTTTTCGTTGATTTCCTCCATTGGGTTGAATAAAAAGGGCGGTGTAGCGGTGTGGACACCGCCCCTAACGTTATTATAAAACTCACTTACTATGACACAACACCGCTAAGTCTTGATCTCTCCTTTCTCGCAAGTTTGACCATCTCACTTGCCATTGCCTCTGCCATCGCAATGCGCTCAAGCATGAGGGCAATCTCATCCTCATTTCGCTCAATGGTCACCACATGGAGGGAAGGCTTGAGAAATGGACACCAACTCATCCAGTCGCAGAATGATGCCCCAGTTGCTGCCATGTGGCTCATCACTTGCCAGTAGTATTCGGGTTTGGTTGCTTTGAGACCCTCTGCATCGTTGATGTTGAGCAGATATTCGGTGTGTGCTTTGGGTGCAGGGGATTTGACCTCAATCACACCATCATCTTCCAGTAGGATTCCATCGGGCGAATCCCAAAACGATGCCACACTCTCATGGGGGAGTGAACCGCAGTGGGTCACTATGCGCTTGGTGATGCTCTCATAGGCTTTGATTGCCTTCTCCTCATTCTCATTGCCCCATGCCATCATCTTTGATGAGGCGATGGTAAAATCAAGGTACTGGTCAAACAATTCGGGAATCTCCAAGATGGTGGGGTTAATCAACCTCTCTGCCACAACCTCCTTGATGTAGGTGATTGCATCTGCTGACCAATCGGCATCTTTGCCTCTTCCCTTTTTCATAAGTCTCCCCACTTGGCTACCAGTGAAGTGACCAAGTCTTGCCTTGTACCAACCCTCGGTGTGCTGCCTTGGTTGGGCATCAATTATCTCTTGAATGTTTGTTCTCATATTTTTCAATTGTTTTTTGCACTGGTGCAAATTTGTAAATCGCTACTGCCTTAAAGAGCAGTTCCTTAAAATCATTCTCCTTTGCCATCTGCATGGCTATTAAAGCTAGGATATTACTTGCTTCGCCCTTTATAAAGGTTGAAACCTTTCCGTGCTCAGTGTCTGCCAGTACACCGAAAGCAACATTCTTTTCACTTTGGTCTGCGAATGCCTTTACAGCATTCAGCGCATCTTTGCTTGTTATCTTATTGCTCATAGCTTTTAATCTTCGTTTGGTGTAACTACATCATCTTCAAACAAAGTGCCGTTAGAGGGCGATTGTGCGCCTTCTGCGGTGTATTCAACGGATGGGTCTTGGGTTGTGGGCAAGTCCTCACTCTCCACATCTTCAGCCATAGCTGCCTGAGCCATCTCTGCGAGTTGGTTTTTGCTGTTGTCAACATACTCCAGCTTGCCATCTCCATGCAACACCGACTGGTCAGCTTGTACGGCTTTCTGCATATCCACCGAAAGAGGTGCAAATCGGTTAAGCAACAGCTTTAACACCGTCTTTTTCGCCATCGCATCCTTGTCGGTTGTCCATAGGCTGGAATCCTTATATTTGCCACGATATGATTGTGAGTATCGGGTTGCGTGTTGCTCTATCTCCTCGGCACTCATGTAGAGCGATTTTGCAAAGCCGTTGGTCAGCTTGAAATATGCAAGGTAACCGACCACCGGCTTGTTCTCACGTTCGGGAACAGCCTTCACGTTAACCTCACCAGTCATAAGGTCATAACCTTGCATCTCGCCCTCACGGATATCGGTTGTGTTGATTGTTTGAAATTGTCCTGAACGGATAGCCAACTGGATGAACCCCTTCCAGCCTATTTGGAATTGTGCCTCGGTCTTGCGTTCTCGGCTGTTCTTGTATGGGATGATGTAAGCCTGACCAAGATTCGGGTCAAGTGGCAATCTCAAAGCCGTTGCCTTGAGTGCTGCGTACATTAGGGTCACTGGTTCACAAGCCTGAAGTTTGGTATCGTTAGCCACTACTGCCGTGAGATTGTTGATAAACTCACCCTTGCGCTCTGCCAGCACACTGGTCAGGTAGGCATCCGTGTTGGGATGCACAATCATTTGGTTGAATCTCTTTAAATTGCTCATAATGTTATCGTTGTTAAGTTATTAATATAAGTTCTGCTCAATGTAGTCATAATCAATGTCCACCTTCTCATCGCCAATCCAAGCATCAACTTCCAAGTCATCCCAGCCGTAGACATCGGTGTATGTGCCTTCGTAATAGCTGCGTCCGTCAATGGTTATCCAGTTCTCGCTCTCACGGATATCCCACACCACACTTGCCTCAATGTAGATGTCCTTGTCGGGATCTTCATAGCTTATGCTTGTCTTGCCGTTGATGTCGGCATTTTTGCGGTCAAGTTGCTTGATTATTTCATCAAGTGTTGCTTTGTCGGTGATTGTTTTCATAATTCAAAAGTGTTAGTTATTAATAATTCATATTCCATAGCTTAATTAACTCTCGCCCTGAATACTTGCGCTTGCCCAGCTTGTTCAGGTGAGCCACAACGTAGCCACTTGCCTCATACCTTCGCAAGGTTCTGCGTGAGATACCAAGCAATGCGCTTGCTTGTGTGACGGTATACGAGCCAGTGTAGTCAATATTTGGGCGAATTGGGGTCATTTCTGCAACTTGTCAAGTGCCTCTTTATCTGCGTTGATAACCACCAACAAGGCAAGGCAAGCAAGCCCGATGAAGTTGGGAGTTATACTATTGCTCTCGTTAAAAATCAGCATCCCACCCAGTGCGAGGATGATGCTCAGGATAATGCGAAGTGTTTTCATTGTTGTTGCTCTTTTTGTGCATTGCGCACGATTAGTGAAATCATTTGTGGTGATAGGTTGAACTCGTTAGCAAGTTCGGTATAGATGGTGTACGGATAAGCCAGTGGCTGTTTTTCGCTCAAATTGCAGTAACGTTTGAATATCTTTGCGTTTCTGCGTTCCAGTTCTTTCTTTTGTTCTTTTGTGATTGCCATTTTGTTCTTTGTTTTGGTTAATAATTTTGCTCCCGATTGCCGAATTGAACGGCTGCTCACTAGGCTCTTTAATCCAGTGCCACCTTGCCCATCGTGTGGCTCTTTATCGGGATATTGGGGTGGCTTATACCAATTAAGTTCTGCGATGCTCTTCACCACCCCATGCTGAACGTTAGTAGTTAGTTCTTTCGGTTGTATATGCAGAGAATACCCTTGTGGTCAATAGTCCAGCCGAATCCGTCATTTACTGGTTTGCTCATAAACTCGGCAATTGTCTCAAGCATTGCACCAGTCCACAAAGGATAATTGATGTCCTTGAATGTGAGGTCGGCACAACTGAAATCGGAGTAATATTTTACATTAAACTCATAGCCAAAATGGTTGATGTACTGGAGTAGACCGTTGACTGCGCTCTTTATCTCATCCTCATAAGTCTTCAGGTTCTCCTCTCTCTCGGTAGTCATTGCCTCAATCATCTCATCAAGAGTGTTGAACTCGGTTGTACCAATCATTTTGCCCTGCTTGTCAAAGCGAATCAATTCAAATTTGTTTGTCTTTGCAGTTGTTGTCATAGTTGTAAGTTTTTATATTGTTATTATTGTGTTTGTTTAGTGGTGGGGATTGCTCCCCACCGTGTTAGTTATTTAGTAGTTCATTGCTCGGTCTGCCCACAAACTTGGAGCCATTGAGTAGCTGCCTTGTGGGTTTATAATCTCGCAACCAAAATGCTCACTTGCTTTCTTGCTTACTCTGCAAGTCTTAACATCGTTGGTGTCCATGTCCTTGATGGTGATTGTTGATGCGGTTCTCTTGATGACCTTGTAAGTCCAAATGCAATTATAATCACATATGCTTCTGCATTTGTAGGTGTTATTTACTTTGAATTGTGTCATAGTTGTAAAAATTTTGTAGTTAATAAAATTTGTGTAAATTTGCGTTGTATCATTTTGACAATGCAAAAATACAAACATTGTTTGAATCTACCAAACATTTTCAAAGATTTTTTTCAAAAAAATGTAAGATTTTT